TAATGATATGTCTGATACAATAGACACTTTATTATTAATTTATTTTACAGATAAAACATTAAATAAAGAAACAGGCGGCCGAATAGGTTTTAAATATAAAAATATTGAAAAAATGTATAATGTAAAATCACACAGGTGCTTTTTGATTAAACAGGATAAAGAACATTTACATAAAGTAGAATCTGCAAAAGAAAAGTTTAAAAATAGAATTTGTTTAAGTGTTAGCTTATCTGGCTGGAAAAATTTAGAATTAAATGAATAAAATAACCGTTTCTATAAATCCTAGTTATTTTTGCAATTTTAGATGTAATTTTTGTTATTTAACAACTGAACAACTAAGCGACCAAAAAAGAATACCTTTACCTGTATTGGATAAAAAATTAGAAGAAATATCTAAAATTAGAGAAATAGATTGGATAGATTTATATGGCGGCGAAATAGGTGCATTAAAAAAAAATTATTTTTATGGTTTAAGAGATGTAATTAGAAGATGGTATGGTGGTAAAATAAACATTGTTACAAACTTTAGTATGTTAAACGATACATTTTTTGAAAATGATTTTTATTTAAGTGTCAGTTACGATTTTGAAGCCAGAGAAAAGTCTGATATTGTTTACAACAATATGTTTTATAGTCCTGTACCGATAGCTGTGTTAATATTAGCAAGTGAAAAAGTTATACAAATGAATGTAGAACAAATGATAAAAAAATTAAATTTATGTTCTAGTATTGAAAGTGTAGAAATAAAACCATATTCTATAAATCAGGCCAATGCTCAACAAGTAACACATAGAGATTTTGAAAATTTTGTTCGTAAATGGATAGAGAGTTCAACTATAAAAAAATTTGATTTTATAAACGAAGGTAAAATATTAAAAAGTTTAAAAAAAGAATATAATGCTTTTTCAAATAATCACGTGTATATTACACCAAATGGCAACTATGCTGTTTTAGAATTTGATAAAAATGATAAAGAGTATTTTTTAGAATTAAAAACATTTAAAGATTATTTAAAATGGGCAAACAATGAACCTATAAAAAACGTATCTGATATATGTAAACAATGTGAATATTATGGTCATTGCTTAACAGAACATTATAGATATGTGAAAGATTTAAACAATAGCTGTAATGGTTATAAAGGACTTTTAAAGTATTATGCAAAAAGAATGGAAAATACGACAAGCGTTGTATCATAAATTAAATCAAAATTATTCAGATGATTTAAAAAATTTTGATATACAACTATCGTCTAATATTATAGAAAATGCAATACTGTATTTTCAAACAACTGATATGCCATTCATATATCCTTCAAAAAGTTATGTTGTGGCCATATGTTATGCTTATTGGTTGTCAAAAGATTTTAATGAAAATTTTTATGATTTATTAAATGATAAAAGTCTTTTATATAACAATGACCCACATTTTAAACCTTATAACGAAGACAAAATTACTTATGACTGTATTTTAAATAAAATAATGCCTATAAATGAGACATTAGGTATTGTTCCTGATATAAAAAGATATTACAAGAATGAATTTTTTAATATAAATAACAATATAAAGGAGTGATTATATGGTAACAATAAATGGTATAGAATATGACGAAACAAAGTTTAGTGATAAATTGAGAAATTATATTATTGCTAGGCAAGAAATTATACAAAGTAAAACTAGGCATTTAGTAGAAGTTGAAAAAATAGATGTATTAGTAGAATACTATAACAATAAAATTATAGAAGAATTAAATAAAGAAAATAAAAAAGATACAGAAGTTAAAAAATAATGGCAGCTATAGCTAACCTATCAATAGACCAAGGTGCAACTTTTAGTTCAGATGTAACTGTAAAAGATTCTAACGCTAATCCGTTGAACCTTACAGGTTATACTGGTCAAGCTAAAATGGCAAAAGGTTATGCTTCTACAAAAACAAGAACAACAATAACATTAACTTTTGCAGAACCTAGATCATCAGGCGTAGTAACAATGTCATTAACAGCCAATCAAACGGCCGCATTAGACGCAGAAAGATATGTTTATGATATGGAAATTGTCTCGGCTACAGGCGTGGTTACAAGAGTTATAGAGGGTATCATTACAGTAAGACCTGAAGTTTCTACATAAAATAAATCTATATTATAAGTTAAAAATAATATAAATATATCAAAAGAGAGATTAAATGGTCAACATTACAGCTAAAATTAATACGTCACCAACATCAGGACCCCAGAGGGTATCGGTTAGCGTTCCTGCAACCGTAACTGTACAAAATAATAATTTACAATTAAAACTTTTAGGTGATGTTGATGTAACTGATTTAAATGACGGAGCATTATTACAATATAGAGCAAGCGATCAAAAATTTGTAAGTAGAAATGAAATAGTTACAAATACTGGTAATTTAACAATAAATGCAGGAGAATATTAGTAAATGTCAACAGTAATTAAAATTAGAACATCTAACGCCGTAGGTAAACCTACTTATGCTAAAATAGGAGAAATGGCTTATTCCTATGGAGTAGGTACGTATAACACAAATGGCGATAAACTTTTTATTGGTGTTGGCCCAATTGATGGTTTAGGTAACGCTTCAGCACAAGAAGTCATTGGTGGTAAATATTTTACAGATTTAGCAGACCATGAGCCAGGCGTTCTTACCGCTTCATCAGCAATAATTGTTGACGCAAGTAAAAGAATAGATGAGTTATCAGTAGGTAATCACATTACAAATGGCGGTACAATAAAATTTAATGAAGGCACAAGTAATGGTGCTAATTTCGTAGGGCTTAGAGCTCCTAACAATCTAACGTTAACAACTACATTTGTTCTACCAGCACAAGATGGTACACCAGGTCAGTTTTTAAAAACAGATGGTAGTAATAATTTAGCTTTTGAAACAGTATATTCAAATTTTACAATTGTTGGTGATACAGGTACAGATACATTCAATACTAACGAGACTTTAGATTTTGAAGGTAATGCTCAAATTAATACTACTGTAAGCGATAACAAAGTCTCTTTTAATATTATTAATGATTCAATCGGTACAACGCAACTTACAAATGCAGGTGTTACAAATGCAAAGTTAGCAAATCCGGCAACAACATTAGGTAGCACAACACTTACTTTAGGTTCAACACAAACAGATTTATCAGGATTAACTTCTTTAGTTGTAGATGACTTAACATTAAACGGCCAATCAATTACAACAATAATTGGAAATAAAGATATTGTATTAACACCACACGGCACCGGCACAGTTACCGTTCCAGCAGGATATAAAGATCGAGCAGGTTTTGGAACAACATCACTTGCAACAAAAGAATATGTTGATTCAGTATCTCAAGGTTTAGATGTAAAAAATTCTGTTGTAGTAGCAACAACTGCAAATTTAGTAGCAACTTACGATAATGGTACTTCAGGTGTAGGCGCAACATTAACATTTGCTTCTGCTGTAAATACAATTGATGGTATTACATTAACAGATGGCGATAGAATTTTAGTAAAAGATCAATCATCAGCAAGTCAAAACGGTATTTACGTAAGAACATCATCAACTGTTTTAACAAGAGCAGATGACGCTAATACTGCTGTTGAAATTACAGGCGGTACATTTGTATTTGTAGAACAAGGTACAGCTAACGCAGAAAATGGTTATGTTTTTACGCATGAAGGCACACCTACATTAGGTTCAACATCACTTACAGTATCACAATTTTCAGGTGCAGGCCAAATTACAGCAGGTGCTGCTTTAACAAAAACTGGTAATCAATTAGATGTAGCGGTAGATAACAGTTCAATAGAAATTGTAGCAGATCAATTAAATGTAAAAGCATTAGGTATTACAAACTCAATGTTAGCAGGTAGTATTGCAACAAGTAAATTAGCTGCACCACATTTTTTTATTTCAGATGAAACATCATCTATCGCACAAATAAATTTAAATCAAACATTAAAAATAAATGCAGGCGAAGGCATAGACACATCAATTTCAGGTAGCACAATTAATATAATAGGAGAATTGGCGTCAACTACTAATATTGGTGTTGCTAGTTTTCCTGCAGCTCAATTTACAGTTGCTTCTGGCGCTGTAACAATTGCAACAATAGACGGAGGAACATACCCATAATGGCATTCTTAACTTGGCATTTAATAGCAATACTAACAGTGATGGCTGGTTCTTTTTTAATTGGATATAGTATTGGTAAAAAAGATGAAAAAAGTAATTACAAATTTACAGATAAAATTAAAAATATTTTTAGAAAATAATTAATATGCCTGTAAATACAGTTATTAAACCTAGACGGTCAATAGTACCGGCTGCACAACCTAATCCTGCTGAAATAGAATTTGGTGAGCTAGTTTTAAACATACCTGACGGTAAATTTTATACAAAAGATCAATACGGCTCAGTATTAGAAGTTGGTGGCGCTGGTGCAATTACACTTCAAGGTGTTACTGATAACAGTGCTGTCACAACAAACAGTATCACTTTAAATGGTGGAAATTTAATATTTGAAGGTCTTATTGAAAACGCTTTTGAAACAACTTTGACAGTAGCAGAGCCTACACAAGATAGAGTAATCACTCTACCAAATCAATCAGGCACAATAGCAATGGATGGTGACGCTTTAGCATACTCTATTGTTTTTGGAGGATAAAAAATGGCAAGTCTATTTAAAAATGCTGGAATGCAAATAGTAACGTCTGATAACGCTAGCGCAAATTTCTATACTTGTCCTGCTGGCACAGTGGCCGTTATACACGCTTTATATATTTCAAATAAAAGTTCTTCAAACGTAGGTAATGTAGATGTAAAAGTCACAACTGATGGCGGTACAACTTTTTATCATATAGGAAAATCTTTAGAGATAGAAACTAATAATACATTAGTTTTAGATAAACCAGTAAATTTAGAAGCAAATGATATTATTAGAATTGTTGCAGAGCTCAATGTTGACTCAACTGCACCAGATATAGAAGCATTTGCTAGTATATTGGAGATTTCATAATGTCATATTTAATAGGTACAACTTCAATATCAGTAGATAAATTAAAAAATTTTAATGCTTT